CAGACCCGCTGTTAGAAGAGTTGGCCCTTGATTTTTCTATGGGCTATTACTCGTCCTCTCGCCTCGCTGGCTTATTTTCCAGTGAAAATGAGGAGAGAGTTGGACAGTTCAAACCTCACGCAGTGCGTCAGTATGATGCCGCCGCAGACAGGGAGACCTATGGCTCGTTTCTAGGGGGCGTTCTTTCGCTTCGTAAGGAACTTGGTCATTGGCCTGTAGATGGATGGGAGAGGGAAAGTGCTGTTCGCCACATGTCTGCTAAGGGGCATCTTTCTACCCCTGGCGAGACGGTTGCTCTCTACAATCTTTGGGACCAGTTAATTCACTGGGACATCGATTATAGGAGACAGTGGCTAGAAATTGGTGCGTCGTTCGATGGTTATCGAGCGTCCGGCCAACAGTCAGCATCTTTTTACTACCCTCGTTATTCCCTATTGGGTCGTCGTCAGCATTGGGCTCTTATACCCTTTGTGTTAGACGAGACTTATCCTGTCGGTCGCTACATCGTGAGGACTTCGTGTACTCACTTTGTCGACCAGCTCGTACACTACCTAAGCAGTCGCGGGATCTTTGACGAAAGTGTTGTCTTTGATCTTGACGGGACGTCGTTCGGGAGAAATTCCCAAAACGGCTACCGTTTTAACGCGTATCGCTATGGCAACTTCGAGCTTACGACCGACTCTCAAGCGGACTATTCAGAGGCGACTCTTACTTATCGCTTCCTGAATTACGCAATTAGCCAAGGTTGGTGGATTTCTCCGACCCCCTGGTCTACCAGTCGCTATCAGGTGAAGGTTCGTGTCCGAATGGACATTATACCACCATCTGAGTCGCGGCCGGAGCCTTCGACGGGTGTGTATTATGACATCTCGCGAGGCTGTTCTGTGAGCGGTGAAGTTAGTTACACCCTCACGGACTTCGCTTCTAACGTGTCGTACCCTATGGATGGGGTGTGGCCCGTGAATAGCGGAGTGCGTCCCTTGAGACTTTCCCCAACTCATCTTTTAGGCACTTGTGGCGTTCCGGGGCATGGTTCTGGTCCCGTGACCTATGAGTTCCTACGTCGTCCAGAGACAGTTCCGGCCGATCATTATCCAAATTGTGGTGTCGAAGGGTTTTCTAACTTCGTTGCCACGATCCACGATGAGATTCGGCCTACAGCTGCCTTGGCGGCGAACGACGCCATTTCGAACTATACTTCCAGTTCGAATTTCTTGGAGTCGTATGCTGAGTACATCCCGCTTCTAAAAAGCATAACAGATACCCGTATGCTTTCGAGGATTTTCCTCGACATTCGGAACAAGAGCCCAATGGCCCTTGTTGATTTAGGCGATTTTCTCACCTCTTCGTATCTGCGTCATGTTTATGGGGAGCTGCCTGCCGAAAACGACGTCATACAGACGAAGTCGACGGTTGACATGTTCCTTAAGAAGTTGGATGCGTCTGCGCTTGCTGGTGGTGACGTTCTCTATGGTACATTCCACTATCTGGTACCCTTGAAGGTGCCGGGTATGCCTGGAGAAGTACGTGTTATCACCAGGACCAAGATAGTCTTGCGATCGGGTTTAAGCAGTACATTGGCTAACCTCTTCACACTTGATGAGGTTGGGCTATTTCCTAGCCTTGCCCGATTGTGGGACCTCGTGCCGTTTAGCTTCGTGGCCGACTGGTGGACGAACCTTACGGATCGTTTTGCCAATATCGACTACACAGTTAAGCGTGTCGCCTTGGACGTCGGGTATTACCTGCACACTTTTGAGTACAGGTTGTATCCCGATCCAAGGACCTACACACCACTTCAAGCCGTGGGCGCTGACGATGTATATTTCAAGACGTACATTCGCGAGCGTTCCCTATACCACCCTGTAGATTTTAAGAGTGGCCGGTTTGATTTTATGCAAGCTAGAGGCGTTACTAAAAAGCGCTCTCTGGCACTCGGAGCTTTGGTCTGGCAGCTCGCCAGATCGTAGTCCCTTTTGTCCTACTCGAGGTTCGAGTATATGCTTCACGAAAGGTGAGCAATGACTCAAACGGTAACTTTTCAGGTCCCTACGCTGGAGAAGTACGATGTTAAACTTTATCGTATTCCTCTTGCTGATTGGGCTAACTTCGCTGAAATTGCGAAAACAACGCCCGACGCAGCAAACAGCGCGTCCACCGTGTTCCGTTATGGAGCTGGTGAACAACGTGACATCCTCGATGTTTCGCCTCGCCGCACTTATGATCCCAAGGCCGATTGGACTAGCAATAGTTTGCGAGTCCGCGGCCTTGTTAAGTGCGTTGATAGCGTCTCGGGAGAAATCACGTATACTCCGGTTGAGGGTGTGGTCGCTTGGAATTATGGCGGCCAGTATAACCCTTCGCCTGAGTATGTCCTGGAAGCTATTCAGATCGCAGCGAGCTTGGTTTTCCAAGAGCTCGTTGGATCCAACGACGTCCCCACTGCTAAAGTGGTGGATCAGCTGGATCACTTTATCACCCGAAAGATCTTCGGGTGATCGAGTTCGACCTGACCGTATCCTCGCGCAAGAAGCTGGAGTTATTTCTTCCCAGCAAAAGCGTGGAGGTTCTTCAGGAGCTTGTGGGTGACGAAAATGTGCATTTTTATGCGCAGTTTATCAGATCCTACATAGCGCTCTTACTCGATAGTCCTATGGCTGGCAAACCAGTTCACGTTTTGCGACGCTTCTGTAGTCAATTGCTAACAGAGCGCCCGCTGGCGTTGATTGGGAGACTAGCCTCGCTTGCTGATGAGTTGCTCTTTTCTATGAGCAACCGCTCAGACTCAACCATAACAGGTGAGTTCCTGGATGGTATGCGTGACACTCCTATTTTTCATGAGTATCTCGCATTCTTCAGGACAGGCGATCCATCCATCTTGAAGTTTATACTTTCCTTCCTCCTTTTTGGGAAGAAGATGAACTTCATCGATAATCAGCTGCAGGCTACTGCCTTTGGCAAATGGCTTGCAATTGAGGATGGACTAGGTGGACTCGTCGTCTCGCCTCATGTCGTCGAAAGCTTGCGGATTGTTATCCGCCAGCTACTTGGCGAAATGGACGATCGACTGTTACTACCCAGACATGGTCCGGGTTATACAGCCGAGGGGTTTATCGACCCTAACGAGAAGTTAGATCACATCTCGTTTGACGACAAGTCTTGGTACGCCTTTCATCGTGGCTCTCTTCGTTGGGGTCCGGTGGACAGGTGCGCCCTCGATCAGTGGTCAGATCGGTCGAGAAAAAGCCAGGTAGCTAAGTTGCGTTTTGTTCCGAAGGATGTCAAGACCATGCGATCTATTTGCATGGAACCGATATCACGCATGTACCTCCAACAGGAGGTCTCGCGTTGGCTTAGGAACTCAATGCGGCTTGGACCGATTCATAAGCTGGTTGATCTTTCTAACCAGATGAAGAATCGGCGATATGCGGTCAGCGGCTCTATAAACGAGTCGGTCGACACTATCGACCTGTCCGCTGCTTCAGATACGATTTCGTGGCAACTAGTTAAGCGCGTGTTTCCAGCTAAGTGGGTTTACTACTTTGCTGGGACGCGCACTACTGAGGTTGACACGGGCAGTGACCAGATATCGCTTAGGAAGTTCGCGCCGATGGGGTCAGCTCTTTGCTTCCCCGTTCAGTGCGTGCTTTTTACGGCGATTACACTGCTTGGTTATTTGGAGCAGTATTACAGTGAGGAGATTCTTGATGTCTTAACGAAGAAGAGGTTTATGCTCAGCCATATCGATACCTTCCTCGATCAACTGAACTATAACCCTGATGAGTTCCAAAGGCTCATCGCACCAAGAATCTATGGCGATGACATAATCTGTGACAGCTCTGTTACGGAAAATGTCCTCCGCATGCTGTCAGTATGTGGGCAAGTCGTGAATCTCGAGAAGAGTTTCATTGGCGGCTCACCTATCCGTGAATCTTGCGGCATCTATGCCTATAATGGGTACGATGTGACACCCGTCAGATTTCGCCTGCCTAACTTCGCTAGTGTTTTATCTGCTAACGATTTGGCAAGTATAGTTGGAGCTGCGAACAACGCAGGTGATGTTCGTTATCACCACTTGCGTACGTCGTATATCCAGCTGTTGCGAGCCTCGTCGTTCGAGGGCGTTGGTCGTTGTACAGACCGACTTCCTTTTACGACTGATAGGAGTCTTTTTGGTATTTACTGCGGTAGAGTAAGGTCTGGTACCTTACGCTACAACAGCGACTACCAAAGAGACGAGCGGAAAATGATGGTCCTACGGCCTGTTGCCACCAATAGGTATGAGTCTTCCTATATGGAGCAGTATGCCCTGGACGCATGGTGGAGAGCCCGTGTGCACGGTGGATCTGACGAGATGCTTTACTCGTCGCCGCGCATACGTCCTCAATCCA